TCTCCCCCAAGCCCATGCGTATGCACTAGCTTCCCCATAAGGATGCGATTCATTCGATGCAAGTCTTGTCTCACCATGTCCTTGCGTCTTGCCCGATACCTCGCACACAGTTCGGTAGGGTTATCAACGGGGTGATGCGCTGCCCTATGTTCTCTCCCTCGCCACCCATGTAGGTGCTTGCTATCGTGAGGGGTACGGTTGACGTAGTACGGGCATAAAAAAATCCACTTAGGGGACTCCCCTGTCGTACCCCTAAAAATAATAGGGAGGGAAGTCTCATAAGTGGACTGATTGATATTGCGTACGACGGCAACGGTGCGAATCATATCAGAAAATTTAAATTAGTGTAAGTTGGACAGATTGGGCGTTAATTTTGTTTTGGAACTTAACGGCTTCTCGCCAGTCATTAGAGTTTTTTTTTCCATACGGGCTGCAAAACTCCAAGCCATGCTGTCAGCAGATTCGAGGTTGTCCCTCACTTCTTCCCACCTGAGAGCCGTAGTCTTAATGCCAAAGCCATGAAGTCTTAAGTCTGGGCGTTCTTTCTTGATAGCCTTTAGAACTTGGACAATGCTGCTTGGGCTGGCGTTTCTCTTGCAAACGCTGCCAACCCCTACATAAGCCCCATGAGCCAGTCTGTCCCCATACATCCGCACATGGTCAACATAACTCTGAGGCGTATAGCCTTGTAGTACTGGCATGATGTAGACCCCTGTATCTTCCGCTAGTAGCTGGTCGTAACGCTCTATGGTTAGGAATTGATGCTGGCGCACATTAAGCCCTGTTTTGGCAAGCATATGGTCTTCACACATATAGTCTTGGGACACGGCTGCAACCAGTTTGCCGTTGCCTTTCCACTTGCGTATCTGCTCGGCATAGACGCTCACGGGTTCGGGGTAGCAGCCATGCTTGGCAATCGTTGTGAACGCACCGCTATCCATAATCCATTCGTTTACGGGGAATGATGACTTACGCTTGGCAAGAACATTGACCGAGATAAACGCTCTGTCTATCTTGTCTGCCTTGCTAGGCATATGCATACCGACATAGAACTTCATGGGTTAGTCCTTGTCAACAAGTACCAAAAAGATACAAAGCCCAATAAACACAACAAAGAGGATTACTTCTATGTCAGGCATTGTTGGACGGGCAATCAAGACAATGCTCTGGTCTATCCATACAAATGCCCAAATGCTTGCACTCGTAGGGCTTTGTTGGAATACGCCTAAAGGCTTCGTCCTCTGCTTCTTGGTCTTCTATCTCGCGTATGGTTCTCTTGCGCCATACAGTCTTGCGAGCGCGGCAACCGTCCTCACAATCTCTCAGGCATAGGCGCGTATGGGGGTAGTGGCAATCAGTTTGGTCACGCATGGGGCAAATCTCCGGTCAAGATAAGGGCAATGGTAATCAGATACACGGGGGCGTTATGCCCCTCGCGTACACGGTCTAGTAGGTTGTGGGCTTCCTCTAGGGACATTGGGGCTTCTCCTTTGGTGACCAGCCGAACCGTCTCCAGGTCTGGGTGATGTCGGTCCTGGCAGCCGGCACATAGTCGAAGCCCTCGCGTAACAGGCGCGTGGGGCGCGTAGGGGAGCGCGTGGGGGGAATTGGCTCTAACGTGGGGGTTAGCCATGCCTTGCAAATAGCATGGGCTTCTATGTCCACAGAATGGACACCTCGAAAGTTATTGGGGGCTTTGTCTAGTTTCGCCATTGGTTACCTCACAAGAAGATTAACAGGGTTATTGAGACAATAAAGATTAAAGCACAAACCAGGTCATCATGCGTAGGCGCGTGGGGGCGCGTGGGGGAATCGCGGTCCACTTGCCGGGCTATGGCTGCTGTAATGTCCTGGTTTACTTTGTCGAAGATATAACGTGATTGCATGGGGTTTTATCCTTAGTCAATGGGTTGATATGGACCGGTCCTAAAAAAGCCCCGTAGGGGGCTTCTAGGGGCTGTTATAGCTGTTTAGCTTGATGAAAATACCCTGGCATCCCTACAGCATAAGCAAAATGCAAAGCTGCTGCCCGGTTTTCTAATTGGTGAATCAGGTACTTTGCGAGCGCTACAGCGTCATCGGAGCGCTGCTGTAGTTCATAGTATTTGTCCGCACTAATACCCGTGCCGATGTATTTGGCGTGAGTTCCAATGTCTTTTTTTAGTTGACGTGCTAGGACCATTAAAGTCCGGTTTTTTGCTGGCATAAATTACCCTCCGATAGATTAGGAAAATACTGCAATAGTTGCAGCCAGTAACCCGGACCAGCCGGGCTAGAAGCTACCCTATCAAGCTACCCGGTGCAACAACCACAACAGGGTGCATCAATGCACAATCCCTGTTTATTCCGGTAATACTCGCGTCCCCCGATAGAATAAACGTCCGAGATATAACCGGGTTTTGTGCGTGTTCTGGCTGCTAAGTAGATATCGGCTGCAGCTTGGACCTGGCAATCCCCAGGTTCACTAAACCAAGCTTTCCGGGAAACCGTATCAAAAACGATATCATCCCCAGGGTTTATAGCAGCCCCGGTTATGCTGCAGCGCCCCCGGTATTTAGCTCGCATTGTCTTAAGCATATTACCCCCTAGAATTTAAGTGTTTTAAGGCTGCAGCTTTGCTGTCAAAACGTCCACCGATAGGGGTTTGATGTTCACCCCGGACAATGAACCAGCCGCCTAATAACCGGTTAAATACAATCTTAAGCATAATGAACCCCCTTAATTTGAGTGAACCCGCTGCTATCGTGCCGGGCTTTGCCCTTTGCGTATAGTGCGACAACCACGTTTTTTGGTTCTATGTGCCGCACATCGGTGTTATCCCCGTCGATAACGTCCCAGGTTCTAAACGTGCTGGGGATATCGTTTTGCCTGGCAAATACTACAGCTACCCGGTTATTTGAAGGGTTAGTTAAACCCTTGATAGTGACGTTCTTAGGGGTTAAACCAGAAAAAGAATAAGTTAAATCATAATTCCCGGCTGTTTTACCGGCTAGGTTGCGGCTTGGATGCTTGGTGTAGTCATAAAACATTATTTCAGGGAATAGCTGAAAAATGTTTTTATCGTCAATTACTGGGATATTCTCATACGGTATATCGCTTGTCCCATTAGGACGGACCAGCGGCTTTAAACCAAGCTTGGCAGCTTTCCGCTGCAGCGTCCAAATATCAGCCGCCATTGATAGCATAAATGCATTTTGATGCTGATAGAAAAATTGTGTTTTAGCTTGCCTGGCAGCTTGGACACTATTAAACGCACCACGTCCGGCTGATTTAAGGCACGGTATCATGCAACCGGCTAACCTGGCATGGGCACACAATTTATCGTCCGGCACTAAGTAAACGATACCGGTTAAGTAACCGATAGATTCACCCTTTACGGTTTTAGTGGACGATTCACCCAGGATAGGACGGTACTGCAGCCCGGCTGCAGCTAATAGCTTTTTGTATGGATTACGCATGGATTATTCCCCTTTGTAATCACGGTAAACAAAGTAACAGCCGGAAACCGTGCCATAGATAATGCAAGCTATAAAGGCTGCAGCATCAATAGCACCGGTACACAATGCAAAAACAGCCAGGCACATTAGGACCAAGCTTGCTAGATAACCAGTAGCGTAAAACATATAAACCCCTGTTAATAAGTGTTAGGAAATGTGGAAAGTGTTTTATCCACAATATATTAGTATGCTATAACCGTGCCAGTATTGAACCCCTTATAAATCAACAACTTACAAAAAATCATAGCACTAACATAGTGCAATACATAATCATCATACTCTATATTAGTGCATATAATCTTTATAATGGTGCATACTGTGGATAATGTGGATAAATTAGAGTTATCCACAGGCACATTATGTAGATAATTTATGAATATTATTATGTTATAAAAGTAATTATGTTATGTAGTAACTATAATGTCTACATAATATGATATCTACATAATATGATATCTACATATTATTATATATATATATTAGTATCATAATAGGTAGTGAATAGTATTAACATAATAAATTATCTACATAATGACAATGTAGGAAAGATAGGGAAACCAGGAGAGATAGCTACTCTATACGCGCTGGGGATTATGGGGTTTTGTATGCGTTACCAGCTACACAACACCGGTAACAGGCTGCTACACCGTATCTGGTATGGGACTTGGTTGTGCCGGCTGCAGCCAGGCTGCCACCACCGCGGCTGGTTATCGATTGGGTTTGAGGGCTGTGAGGTGCGTGCCCCATTCGCTTCCTCCACCAAAAAAAATATGTGTTTTCTGGTATGCTGAACTTTGTTGGTGAACCAGATAGACGCTATCCCCATAGGGTAGAGAGTCGCTGGTTAGCCAGCAGTTGTCAGTTTCCTTTTATGGGTTTAGGGTCGCTCTTGTGGTGACCCTTTTTTTTGTCTATACTGCCCAACATGGATAGGGGGATGCAAATGATTAGCATGGAAGTAAGTAAAGATGTGCCTGTGCCACCTGATAAGCGGAGATACCCGTACAAGGTGATGGAGGTGGGGGACAGTTTCTTTGTTGACGGTGGGAAGTTACAAGTGGTGTGTAACAACAACTACCGGACTGGCAAGAAGTTAGAACGTAAATTCATCGCTAGATGCGAGAAGGAAGGAGTGAGGGTATGGAGAGTCTCTTGAATGGACATAACGCCATGATGCCTATGGCTGCGGAAGACATGAAGAAGGCTTATATGGAGCGTGTGTATGCCATGAGCCATGCTGAGTTGTTCCATGAGCTTATGCGTGTGCATACTGAGTCTGCTCGTCTGATGCTGATGGCACAAGAGGAGATGGAGAAGGTACGGGCGCAACTTGAGCAATACGAACCTATCCATTGAACAGCAGTTATTGGAGAGTAGAAGGTGGCTTCAAGGGGAGATTAAGGCTGCCTTGGCTTGTAAGACTAAGAAGCAGAAAATTGCCTTAGTCGATAAGTGGAAATCGCAGTATTCGCCCATAACTGTGAAGGAGCTACTTAATGTTGCAAGGAACAAGTCGGCTGCCGGGGACATCATTCATTGGGAACTAGGGGATACAAATGACATTAACAGCCGCAGTAGTGACGGTAACCTCTGGAAGAGAGGAGCTAGAAAAGTGCGTTGAGAGTATTGAGGCACAAACCTACCCAGTTGCCATGCACCATATCGTCACAGACGCTATCGTGTCTTTTAACGACTACCTTGTTTTGCGTAAACGCTACTGCTCTGACAAACGCTCCTTGTCTTATTGGGACGGGCGTATCGGAGGACTTGGACTAGAGGGCAGAAGACTCTTTGCTGCTGCGCCATATCTGGTCAACGAGGATGTGTTGTTCATGTTGCCAGACGATGATTGGTTCAAGCCTAACCATGTCGAGACTTTAATGAGCATCATCAATGATGGCAAAGACTGGGCATATAGCCTGATGTCGGTCTACGACAGGGATGCCAACTTCTTGTTTGACGATGTGTGTGAATGTCTTGGAGAACTTCACCCTTCATACAACACAGGAGTAGGGTTTGCCCCTACTGGCTCAATAGCCATGAGAACACCGGCTTATTGCAACTTAGCCAACGCCTACAACCACAGAGGGTTTGGTCCAGATAGGGTGTTCTATGACGCTGCCAAGCGGTTCTATCCGAACTTTGCTTCCTCTGGTCAACACACCAACTGTTTTCGTCTTGGTGGCAATGAGACATCATCTAACAAAGCGTTCTTTGAACACGGTAACAAACTCATGCTTGAGAAGTACAACGGCAAACTGCCTTGGGTTACCCAATGAAATTTAACCTTCAGCAGTTCTACAAGTTCTGCGCTCAACTTAAAATTGAGACTAAGGAGCAAGGTCTTAGAAACATGGACCATCTCCTTGGAACACAGACCTATGTCATGGAAGAGATTAACTCTGGCTTGGCTAACGGGGTTCACTTCTTTGTTATTTTGAAGGGTAGACAGTTAGGGATTACCACAATAAGCCTAGCCCTTGACCTTTATTGGCATTTCACTAACGCTGGTCTTGGAGGCACACTTGTTACAGACACCGAAGAAAACCGAGATATGTTCAGAGGAACTCTCGGTGCATACATGGATGGACTCCCCAAAGAGTACAAAATCCCCATGCTTGCCCACAACAGAAACTCTCTGTCCCTCAAAAACAGAAGTCGCATCTTCTACCAAGTCGCGGGACTTAGAGCCAAGGGTTCTCTCGGACGCGGTAAAGGCATCACATTTCTTCACGGCACAGAAACATCTTCTTGGGGTGACGAGGAAGGTCTGGCTTCCCTACTAGCCTCTCTTGCTGAGACTAACCCTGAGAGACTCTACATTTTTGAATCTACTGCCCGTGGCTTCAATATGTTCCATGAGATGTATGTCACGGCTAAACGGGCTAGAACCCAGAAGGCAATTTTCTGTGGATGGTGGCGCAATGAGTTCTACTCTGCTGACCCAGACTCAGACATCTACAAAGTCTATTGGGACGGCAAACTTACCACCGAAGAGAAAGAGTGGACTAGAGACATCAAGAAGCTCTACAACTTTGAAGTCAACTCAAGACAAATGGCTTGGTGGCGTTGGAAGATGCTCGAAGGTATCAAAGACGAATCCTTGATGTACCAAGAGTTCCCACCGACTGAGGACTATGCCTTTGTGATGACTGGCACTAGCTTCTTCTCTATTGCACGTTGCACAGATGCAGCCAAGATTTCTAAGAAGCTCTCCTTTGATAACTACCGCTATGTCTTTGGCGCAAACTTCCAAGATACCCAAGTAGTCAAGTCAACTGAGCGCTTGGCTACGCTAAAGGTCTGGGAAGAGCCTGTAGACACCGCCTACTACGTCATTGGTGCTGACCCTGCTTATGGGTCAAGTGACTGGGCTGACCGCTTCTGTATTCAAGTCTATCGTTGCTACTCGGACGGCATGGAGCAAGTAGCTGCCTTTGCAACATCTGAACTCAACACCTACCAGTTTGCTTGGGTGATTGCCCACCTTGCTGGCGCATACAAAAACTCAACGCTTAACCTGGAAGTCAATGGACCAGGGCAAGCGGTCATCAATGAACTCAAGAACTTGAAACGCCAAGCGGCTGCTATGGCTGGCGAGATTGGTCGGCAACTGATGGATGTCTACGGTTCAATGTCCAACTACATCTGGAGACGCAACGACACGATGGGTGGAATGTCCAACTCTATTGGCTGGCTAACAACTACCCAGACCAAAGAACGCATGATGACCTACATGAAGGATTACTTTGAGCGCGGAATGATGGCGGTCTACGACATGGACACCCTAGAAGAGATGAAGACCATTACCCGTGAGGGAGGAGGTATCGCTGCCTCTGGTCGCAACAAGGACGATAGAGTCATCGCCTCTGCTCTGGCGGCTGCTGCCTATGCCGAGCAACTCCAGCCTCGCTTGACCGCTATGAGAATTAGCCGTGCAGTCTCGCGCGCCATTGAAGACAAGACCCCTGAAGAGGTGGCTGTTGGGCGCAATGTTTCTGACTACCTCAAGAGGATTGGCGTATATGGTCAGTAATGTCTTACCCAAGCGTGAACTCCTCAGAGTGATTAAACGCTTTATCAAAGACCAAAACAGAGGCATATCTGTCAAGCTCTTTGCCGAGCTGTGTGGGGTCAACAAGGAACATTTGCTTGATGTCTTCTTTTTCCGCACACACCCTCTGACCGAGTACATCCAGATACGGGTCAACAAAGGCTATCAATCATGGCTAAAAGGCGAAGTAGCGGTCATGCAAAACAGAGACAAGACACGGTTCGTTGAATACAGACGCGAACCAAAGCCCCGACTAGCCCGTACAACGGGTTTACACCTAGTCAATGGGGAAATAAAGATTAAGGTAGGGGTGAGCAATCGCGGTGATTACTCAGGTCAGACCTTAGATGAAGCACTTGAAAGGGGATAACTATGGCTGTGCTAAAAGACTATAAATGCAACAAACACGGATACTTTGAGAGCTTTGAGGCTAAATGCCCAATGAAGAGTTGCTCTGAAGATGTCTATGTTGTCTTCTTGCAAGCTCCGGGGCTTATCTCGGACACGACCAAGAAGAACGACAAAAACATCAAACAACTCGCGATGGAGTTTGATATGACTGATGTCAAGTCCACCCGCGAAGGCGAGAATCAAGCCGGGTTCTTTACTCGTAAGAACAAAACTTCTAAGCGCCAGCTTGAGAAAGAAGCTAAGATTGCCGCAGAACGTCCAAGAGAGCCAAGACCGGGTGACGCTGCTATCTGGGGTGGAGACAGCCGTTACAGTATGGGCAATCTGCTCAAAGGCAATGCGGTTAGACCAGTTCGTGATGAAGCGGTATCCATTTTGCCTAGAGATGTGGGAAATTTGACTGGACCTAAGATGGCTAGTTATACTGCCGACCATGAAAACCTAAGTCTGAAGAAATAATGCGGATACCATCCAACGAACTTCTTAGAGAACAGTTCTACCGTGACTTGATTGAAAAGTGCATGGTGTCCTTGCAAGAGCGCAAAGGTGATTACGCCTCTCTGCGTTCTTTCTTTCTCTTTGGTTCTGGTCCTGATGAGTCTCCGACCATCTTCAACAAAATCTATCCCCACATTGACCAACTAACATCGTTCCTCTACTCAGCAGAAACGACTCGGTTCTCAATCAATGTCGGGGCTTCTGTCCCAGACCAAGAACAAATTAAAGTCCCTCGCCTGACGCTTGCGCTCAATGACGAGTGGCTTAACTCCAATGCAGACCAAGTGTTTAGTTCAGCACTTACTTGGTCACTTGTCTTTAACTCGACCTTCATCAAACTGGTCTACAACAACGGCATACACCCGTACATGGTAGAACCCGCCAGTATTGGTGTACTCAGAGAAGACACACCCTATACAGACCGGCAAGAAGCCCTCGTTCAAACTTACTACATTACCAAGTCTGAGCTTTACAACCGGCTGTATTCCCATCCAAAGCGCGAGTCAATTGTCAAGCGCATCACCACTAGCGTACACACCAAGACTGAAGACTTGCCCGAAGGCGTTGACCGCATCATCATGTCGCAGTCAAACCCCACTATCTATGGACAAGTCAACCTAGACCTCTCAGGCATGAACCGCTACAAAGCGCGTGTGGCTGAAGAGACAGTCAAGATGCACGAGCTATGGGTATGGAATGACGAGACTGAAGACTATCAATGCGTCACGATGGCTGACCCTGACATCTTCATCTACGACAGACCCGGTGCATCTATGTTCCTCAAGGGTGAATTGCCCTTTGTTCAAATATGCCCGAACCCTCAGTATGACTATTACTGGGGACAGTCCGAGGTACAACGCTTAATATTCCTCCAACAGTTACGCAATAACCGCATGACTGAGATTCTTGACTTACTCTCTAAGCAAGTTAACCCGCCAACAGCCCTCACAGGCTTTACTGGCATCTTGGATGAGAAGAACTTTGCTCTGAATCGTGCTGGTGGACTACTGGCAAGCGATATGCCTAATGCAAAGGCTGAACGATTAGCCCCTGATATGCCTTCATCTCTCTTTGAGGTGATACATGAAGTGGACGCAATGTTCTCAGAAGCCTCTGGTATCTCTTCTGTATTGCAAGGAAAGGGCGAATCTGGTGTTCGTTCCTCTGGTCACGCATCCCAATTAGCCCGTTTAGGGTCTAGCAGAGCCAAGAAACGCGCCCTGATTGTGGAAGATTCGCTAGAAAAAGTGGCTACGCTATACCTAAAACTGATGCAAGCGTATGACAAGACCCACTTCAAAGACGAAGAAGGTCATCCATTTATCCCAGAACAATTCACCAAAGACTATGTGGTCAAGGTAGATGCCCACTCTAACTCGCCAATCTTCACAGAAGATTTGCGCCAGTTGGCATTTAATTTGTTTAAAGCCAAAGCTATCGACACAGAATCCTTGCTTGACTTGCTAGAGCCTCCAATGAAACAATTGCTCAAAGACAAGTTGAAGAAGAAAGAGCAAGCAGCCGCTAGTCAACCTCAACAGCAAGAAGCGCCCCCTAAAGGCAAACCTGATTTGAAGGCAATGTAATGGCAACTTCACAGCAACTAACTCCAAAAGCAGACCAACCCCGTGTGACTACGGGTGAACTAGGACGCGCAGAGAAATCTGGCGCTGGTGGCAAGTTGCAGTACAAGAATGTTGATGTTAGAGTTAACCCTGCGGTACAAGCACAGCGCTCGATGAGAGCAATCAAACGAACATAAGGACAATGTATGAAAAACGCATACGGTCAAAAATCAAAGCGCGGTCGTAAGTCTTGTCGCTAAACGGTTTCCCCGAAAGGGAAAAGGGTGTGGCTTCCTTCCCTACTCAAAAGGTCGCTGCCTTCAACTTTGGAGAAGACTATGCGTAAAGCACGTAAAGGTCGTAAGAGCCGCAAGTAATTAACGGGGGGCAACCCCTGTTGATTGCACGGTTTGACCGTTCATATTCCTTTGGGGGGCTGGAATCCAAACTTGCTCCCCACTTGACAAATTACAATAGTCTGATTTAATCGCGACTGTTGAACAGATAGAGGGAACTTATGGCAACCGATGCAAACATGATGGACTTGATTCGCTCACAGCAAGGTGGAGCAGGGACAACTCCCCCTGCAATGACTACTGAAGCGGGAATGTCTGATGCGTCAACGCCTCCAATGTCTTCCCCAATGTCTACGCCTGAACCCAAGATGGGAAACAAAGAAGGCGCAATGGTCAACATCAGCATGGCAATGGATTTGATTGAACAAGCCTTGCCAAGCCTCGGTAGCGAATCTATCGAAGGTCAAAAAGCCCTAGCTGCTATACGCGCTCTGACAGGACTCTTAGGACCGAAGAAACAAAAAACTGGTGAATTACAGCAGTCTGAGATTATTCAGATGCTACAAAACTTGCCTCAAGCTGGTGGTGCTACACCAGAAGGTCGTGCAATGTCTCAAGCCCCGGCTGTTCCAAACCTACCGCCAATGCCGGGCGCAGCCCCTAGCCCCATGTCAATGCCGGGTGCTGGTGGAGGCGGTGCTTCTCCTCAACCAACTCCAATGTAAGGAAAAATCATGGATTTGTTCAAACCCCGTGGTGCTAATAACCCACGCAGACCTACAGACAACAACCAACAAAATGGTGTTGTAACTAACACTCCTCGCTACTCACAATTCGGTGGCTTGGACGGTGCAAACGCTACTGGACCTAAGAACAAGATGCAAGTTCAAAAGCCCGGTGACGGTAAAAAAGTAATTTAATTTCGTTAGGGGATAACTATGAGTTTAGAAGACATGAGTTTTGAGCAACGCGACCAAATGGCGTTGCTAATGCGTGAGTTGTCGGACAATCCAGAGACTCGGAAAGAAATTCTGCGCCTGACCCGTAAAGTCAAGCCCGGTTTAGTAATTCCTGAGTTGGATATTGAAGACCACACATCTTCTGCCGTTTCTAAAGTTCATCAAGAACTTGAACAGATGAGAGCAGAGAAACGCGAACAAGACGCTGTGAACGACCTTAACAAACGCAGAATGAGTTTGATTAAAAAAGGTCTGATTCGAGACGAAAGCGAAATTGAACAAGTTGAAAAAATAATGCTTGATAAGGGCATTACGAATCATGAATCGGCTGCGGAATACTGGGACTGGATGAAACAGTCTGCTGTACCCACACCGACAGGCTACAACCCAAGTGCGGTTGCGAAGTTCGATTTAGGTAAATACTATAAGAACCCAGTAATGGCAGCGCGGGACGAAGCCTCGAAAGCGCTCAATGAGTTGCGGAGAAATCCACGACCCATTGGTTTGTAAATAGGGGATTTTTTTCTAGGAGATAACTATGCCTATAGGTGGCGGTATCGTTCCAGCAACGGGTTCAACTCAGTATACCGAGTTAACTTACGTCACAAGACGTGCGTTTATCCCGAAACTGGTCGTTCAACTTTATAACTCTACGCCCTTGATGGCGGCTTTGATTGCAAACAGTCAAACTGCTTCTGGTGGTGTTTCATCTGTAACCGTTCCCGTTCAGGGCGCTCAGTTTGTTAACGCTCAATGGTCTGACTACTCTGGTTCATTCAACCAGCCTTCAGTCCAGCAAGGTGCTTTCAATGCTGAATTTGACCTGAAGCTGATGATTGCCCCTGTACCGTTCCTCGGTATGGAAGGCGCTGTTCAGCAAGACGCTGCAATCATTCCATTGATTGAAGCCCGTATGAACGATGCGACAAACGTGATGATGGATGCAATGGCTACAGCCTTGTACACCAACAGCACTAACACGCAACAATTCACAGGACTCCCTGCTGCCGTTAGCGCCTCTGGCACTTATGGCAACATCAGCCGTTCTGCATACACTTGGTGGCAGTCAAAGGCTTATTCAGCCGGTAACGTCAACCCAACTCGTCAAAACATCTTGCAGTACATCTCTGGTACTGTGAAGAACGGTGCGGAAGTACCTTCTTTTGGTGTTTGCGGATTTGGTACTTGGACATTACTTGCTCAAGACTTTGTTGGTCAAGAACAATATGTAATTACACCCGGTGGCGGTTTTGATGGTGATGCTAACGGTCCTCAAGCAGCTTTCCGCGCTTTGATGGTCGCTGGTGTTCCAATCTACCCAGACCCATACTGTCCAGAAGGTACTGTGTACTTCCTGAACACTAACTATCTCTCGCTCTATGTCCATGAGCAAGGTTCGTTTGTGTTTACAGGATTCGAGTCCACACTTCCGAACTGGCAAATTGGTTATGTTGGTGCTGTGCTGATGATTGCGGAAATGGTTTCGACCAAACCGAAGTCAATGGCAGTCGTGTCCGGTTACAACTCTTTGTCACTATAAGGAGAAATTAACCATGTCATTAGCATCAAACAAAATCATTCTTGCTGGTACGTCAACCAATGCTGCGGGTGCTTATTTCTTAGCATACGCTGCTGGTAATGCAACTGTTACCCTCCCTGCTGGTATTTTCGTCATTCCTCCTACGGCTAACGTAACGATTGAATTGAATACCAACACGACAGGCAACATTAGCAATGCTAGCTACCAAGTCATTGTGGCGAACAATACTGGCGGTACATTCATCGCTGACGGTACTAACGTTCGTGCAAACGTGTTGAGTGGTACTCCCACTATTACGCTGTTTGCTACTAACGGTGGTCAAGCTGTATCTGGCACTTACAACAGTTAAGGAACAGAAATGGCTAATCCAGACGCAGTTGGGCAAAATACACAGGATAGTTTTAGCAATTACCGACTCGGTGTTATTCGTGGCACAGCCCTGAATACTGCCGCGAACGCTGTTATTACTATTCCTTTTTTGAGTGGCGGTCTGACAAATAGCGGAAGTACAGCAACATCTGGAGAGGTGATTGTGCGGAGAATTACCGTGCAAAACCCCTCTGGCTCTATTGCTTCAGCAAATATCTCTTTTGGTCTTACCAACGATGGTGGCAATTTGATAACGGCTAACACCGTTGTCTCTAGCGTTTCTGCTGCTGGTAAGTTCCAAGATATTGCTGTTGTTTCTGCCTATCAGACCGCAGCAATTACAGGAAACATAACTCAATGTCTCTACGTCAATATCAATACTGCGTCTGGCAATGCCAACACAGCCGATATTGTTGTATGGGGCGATGTAGTGAGCTTCTAAACTATGCAAACCTTATATGTGACAAACAGATGGGAAAAACCCATAACATTTAACTACGAGTTCAAACCGTATACCTTCCCTGTGGGGGAAACGGTGGAAGCTCCAGAAGATGCCGTTTGTCACATATTTGGTCATGGTGACCCAAATAAAGAAAATTACATGGCGAGGTTGTCGCTAATTCAAACAAGAAATGACATTCCTGAAGGTTTAAAAATCTTGTCTAAATTTGAAATCTCTGACAGACCGCCTGTGAAAAGCCACTTGTTATCCCCGGTGGTTGAGCGAGTACCTCTGCCTTCTAAGAAGGTAGGGGGAAAAGTCAACGAACAACACGATGGATAACGCATGGCTCAGACACTCCAAGGCTATATCACGCAAGTTAGATATTTGCTGCATGACGCGCAAGCTAACTTCTACACTAATGACCAGCTAATAGGCTACATCAATAGTGCGCGTGAGCGTGTCGTGCGCGACACAGGGTGTCTGAGAACTGTTCAAGTCTCGCAAACTCCAGCACCTCCCGTAGCGGGTGGAGCAAACCCAGTCATTTGGGCTAGTGGACTTGCTGTTACTGCTGGTCAATATGTTTTCTCAAACATATATATTTACCAGATTGTTACGGGTGGAACGCTTGGCACAGTTGTGCCTCCCTACCCATCTGCCAATTACGTTTACCCACCATCAGGCACATTGACCCTCTCCGACAGCTCGGTAACTTACCAGTATGTCGGACCATGCGAGGTTATCAACTACGCTTCTTTGCCGTCAGGATTATTGACGCTAGATGTTTTGAATATCAATTTGTACTGGGGAAACTCAAGAATCCCATTACGGTATTTACCTTGGACTGACTTTAATGCTCAATTGCGTTATTGGCAGAACAATGTTCAGCGACCTATTTGCTTTAGCATTTATGGTCAATCTCAAATTTATGTCGGACCAGTACCAGACCAAGCCTATGTGATTGACTTGGACACGGTTATTCTGCCTACTGCTATGGTTAATCTGGCTGATACAGATACCATCAATGACCCATACGATACTGTCATACAGTTCTATGCGGCTCATCTTGCCAAATACTACGAACAGTCGTTTGGTGAAGCTGAAATCTATTTGCAGCAGTACAAGCAAAAAACTCAATCGGTATTGGTATCTGTGTTTACAAGAAGGATACCAACCCCGTACTCAACACCGTTCTAAGATATGGCAGCCGCAGAGCAAAAAAAATCATACGAGGTTGTCAAGCAGTTCAAGGGTGTAAACACCAAGGCGAACAGAACGGCTATTGGGGACGATGAGTTCTATTGGCTTGAGAACGCTATGCCTATTGGCTATGGCAACCTCAAGATTACCCCGACTTACTCCAATGTCGGTAACGTAACCTTTACTAGCTTAGTTACCTTCTATTGTTCAGCCAACATTGGTTTGGTTGATTACCTTGTTGCGTTTGAAACAGATGGTTCTGCTGAGTATGTGCGCTTAGACACAAACGTCAAAGGCACGATTGCCTCTGCTGGAACTTTTAGTTCTTCTGGGGTCAACATATCCCAATGGAAGAATGACCGTATCCTGATTGCTGACCCTGCCAAGGGCTATTTCACTTGGGATGGCACAAACTTAATCTTTATTGGCTCTATTGCCCAAGTTGGCATTGTCCAAGCGGGGTCGGGCTACACCTCTGCGCCAGCAGTCATCATCTCAGCCCCGAACAACTCCAATGGCGTACAGGCTACGGCTGTAGCAACCATCACGGCTAATGCGGTGTCCTCTATCACGATTACAGAGGCGGGAACGGGCTATAACGCTGCTCCAACGGTTAGCTTTGTAGGCGGTGGTGGTTCTGGCGCTAATGCGGTGGCTGGTATCACTACATTTGCTACTGGCACGGTTTCTGTCTTGATTACGGCTGGTGGCACGGGCTACACCAATGCTTCTAACCTAAGTGTGACGATTAGCGGTGGCGGTGGCTCAAATGCTACTGCCCAAGGCATTGTTGCTGGTGGCATTGTTACCCAAGTCGTGATGACTAATGTAGGTAGCGGATACACCAATGCTTCTAATATCTCTGTAACTATCACGGGTGGTGGCGGTTCTAATGCTACAGCCAAGGCAATCATCAATACTGAGCCAGTAGTCGGCATACAGTCGTTTTCAGGGCGTGTTTGGATAGCCAATGGGCGAACAGTCAGCTACTCGGCTGCGGGGTCGTATAGCGACTTTACGAGCGTTTCTGCGGGGCAAGTAACCCTGACTGATGCAACCCTACATGGCAACATTACTCAACTGTTGTCTGCAAACAACTTTCTCTACATTTTTGGAGACGATTCAATCAACGTCTTCTCGGATGTTCGGGTGACCAATGCTGGCACAACGCTGTTTACAAACACCAACGTAAGCGCCTCTGTTGGCTCTAAGTTGCAATACGCTATTTATCCTTACTTTAGGTCTGTTCTGTTTATGAATGACTATGGCGTATATGCCTTAGTGGGTTCTACGACAAGCAAAATTTCAGATAGCCTAGATGGGGTTTTCCCTTACATTGACTTTACTGCGCCTGTGTATGCGGGTCAGGTGTTGTTAAACAACATTCTGTGCGCTGCCTTTAACTTCAAATATACGGGTGGGTTAGGAACGTCTAGCTCTAGTCGGTATATCCAAGCCATATTTTTTGAGAAAAAGTGGTTTTTTACTAGCGCCAGCGCTACTTTGGCTTACATCACTTCTGCTCCTTTGGGTGGCAGGATTAATCTCTATGGGACAGATGGGACATCTTGTGTTCGTTTGTATTCGGATACAACTTCTCCTATAAGCAGCTATGTGCAGACTTCTCTAAATCCAATGAAAGACCCAATCAGGACTAAGCAAGCTCTGAAGGTTGGCATTGAGGCTACTTTGACCAACGCTGCCCAATTAACTGTTACGGTGGATTCAGAAAGAGGCTCTAGCGTTCCTGTCTTACTTGGAGAATTGGTCACTTGGCTTAATAATCTAAGCAATCCAATTTCGTGGACAAACAACAGTTCAACGACAATCACTTGGTATGGCGGTGGTGGGTATACCCTATACAAGACTGATGCGAAGCAATGGGGTAAGTATTTGGGCATGACCGTTACATCAACGGGCGCAAATTTTGTAATCAATGGGTTCGAGTACGAACATGAATTAAGAGTGAGGTTCTAACATGGCAGTTCCTAATATTTTTGCAAACGTAACAACGTCAATACCGTTGTCTCAACTAGACCAAAACTTTGCTACAGCTATCACGCTCGGCAATACGGCTGTCTATCTTGGCAATATAACTACTACGCTTGGAAACCTTACGCTAACCAACGTAACTCTTGCTAGTGGCACAAGCAATCTTGCATCAACATCTATTTCTAACGGCACTTCCAATGTGTCTATTACCTCTTCTGGTGGAAATGTCGTTGTTTCTACTAATAACGCAACTGCTATAACAGTAGACACGGGACAAAGAACAAAATTCCCAACAACTATTGGTGTTGGTGCAGCTACGCCATCTACAAGTGGTTCTGGCATTACATTCCCCGCAACCCAATCAGCATCATCTGAAGCAAACACATTGGATGATTATGAGGAAGGGACTTGGACTCCAACAATAGTAGGTGGGTATACAGGGGTAACTTACAACAGTCAAGGCGGTTGGTATACAAAAGTTGGTAGGTCAGTTGTTATATCAGGTAGAGCAAATTTTAATGGTACTGCAAATGCTGGACAAGTTTCAGTTGGAGGACTGCCATTTTCACAAGGCAATATTGGTAATGGTGCTTATGGCGGTGGTGGTGTTCCATATACAAATCTTCCTGTAATTACAAACACTAGTCCATATTGCTCAGGAAGTACTGTTGAATATTACGCAATGGGTACTGGTACACAAATAGTTTCAATAGCAAATGCATCTTCCAACTGGATTAGTTTTGTAATTACCATTTCAACTGACTAAAGGAAAAACAATGTCAACATTCACAGAAACCAAGGTCATCGACCAAATCACAGTCACCGAAAACGGCATAGTCCTATATCGGGAAGCAACACGCATCCTAAAAGATGATGTTGAAATTAGCAAAACTTTTCATCGTTCAAGCCTTACGCCCGGTCAAGACTTAAATGGTGTTCCATCAAATGTTGTTGCTATTTGCAATACAGCATGGACACAAGAAGTTATTGCGGCTTATCAAGCATCACAAAATCACGGTGCGTAATGGGACTTAATGCTTTTACCAAAACAGGCAACACGATAGCTTTTACTGCTAACGTGGCTGCTCCAACGGCTGTTCAATGCTTGTCTACTACGCTTGGTGGCAATCAATACCGCATCATTAACTCTGGCTCTGTGACTGTATTCCTTGGATACGGCACAAACGCAAGTGATGCAGGAAACAATGCGGTGGTTGTCACTACAACAGGATTGGCTTACCCGTTACTAGCGGGTACAGATGAGATTCTCACTTTTGTGCCAAATGCTTATTTCACAGGCATAACCTCTAGCGGTACTGCTTCTGTGTATATCACTCCGGGCGATGGGATGTAATCATGTTAAAAACAGTAGCAACTGGTGGTGGTGGTAGTGGTGGAACGGTAACCAATATAGCAACTGGTACAGGGCTTACTGGTGGTCCTATTACGTCTAATGGAACTATCTCTATTGCCAACACAACTGTTACTGCTGGAACGTATGGCAATGCGTCTACTGTTTCCCAAGTCACCATCAATGCACAGGGTCAGATTACAAACGCTGTAAACGTAGCAATATCTATTGCTAACTCTTCTGTTACTGGTCTTGGCACAATGGCTACTCAAAACGCCAATGCTGTTGCTATTACTGGTGGAAACGCAACGCTTACAGCTTTAACAACGGCTACTGTTCAAGCGACTAACTCTGGCGGTTTAGCATTAAAGAATTCTGCTGGTTCAACCCAAATGAGCATGGGCGGTGGCGGTGGAGACAATATCTCTCTAAATGTATCGACCAACCTAAACGGCACTAATGCTCAGATAGACATTAGCCCCACAGGAACGGGTCATGTACATATCAATCCAACAGGCTCTGGTAGCGTTGAGATAAACCCGAATGTTGCCGGAACAATTAACAACATGGTAATTGGCGGGTCGACTCCTGCTGCCGGAACATTTACTAATCTCGCTTCTGCCAATGTATCTATTACTGGTGGCACGATAAACGTGCAAGCAGCAAACCTTATTTCAACAACAACTGCAAACGCTACATTTGCAACATCCAGTTTGCCTTTAGTGCCAGCAGGATATATCCAAGTCAAACTTAACGGCACGGTTGTCAAAGTGCCTTACTACGCTGTCTAATCATGCAATTTCAAGACATATTCAATCTTGTTGGCGGTGCGCTACTACTCGGTGTGGGTTGGTGGTGTCGCGAGATATGGGACTCTGTAAAGAGACTCAAGGATAGTCTGCAAGCTATTGAAGTTGACTTGGCTAAGAACTATGCAACCAAGCAAGACATAAATACTCGTCTAGATAAAATTGACCAAGTGTTAGAGCGCATCTTTGACCGTTTAGACGGTAAAGCAGATAAGTAAAGGCAGGGTAACTCTATCAATATGGACACCTTATCAGCCGTTGAATATGGAAATAACGACTCCTTGCAAGAGTTTTTGTTTGAGAACGGCTTACAGCACAAGTTGTTCCAAGAAGTGTTTATGGACAACGGGGTGAGTGTGCCTATCTTTCCTCTGATTGACGCTGAGACTGATAACCTAGATGACTGGCTTCTTGCTCACCAAGTTGAGCATCAAGCCTTTTCTGGTTTGTTGGGTTTGAATAATCCATTCAATATGTTGGATGTGGACTTCAACAATGAATCAGATTTTTACGATTGGCTGGCTAGTCACTTGTATATCCATCAACAAATTACTTCTTCATTAGGACTCTAATATGGCTACAACAGCACAAGCAGCGCCCCCACTAGCGTCAAAGATGCCTGATGTTGGGGTGTTGGACACCATAAAGAAGTCTCGCGGAGAAGACGAGGGCAAGACAATGAACGCCCTTCAAGTTGTTCAAACCTCTATGGCTAACCAGTTACCGCCCGGTGTAACGATGGATACCTTCTTGCGTAAGCTGGCTACTGCTCTCCAAGACCCTAATAACAAGTTAATTCAGATTGGCAACTCTGCTTTTATGGTCACTTTGATTGGTGACGGGGTTGTGCAGTTTCACACTTTCTCTGCTGAACAACCTCAGAAGTTGCTAAAGAACTACTTGGGTTTGGCTAAACTTTTAAAGAACCAAGGCATCAAGAAAGCTACAACTTACTCTGACAGACCTGAGTTTGTAGACCTTGCTAAGAAGAGTGGCTTGCCTGTAAAGGTGGGTCAAAGTCAAAAGATGATGGGCAAAGAGATGAAGCCCGTCTATACATTTGAATTGGACTTGTAATGCCAGCAGTACCTTTTATCATTTCGTACATAGTTGAAGAAGCTATTGGTGCTGCCGTGCTTGAATCGGTTGGTAGCGCTATTCTTAGCAAAGCAATCACAGGAAGCATAAGCGGAGCAATTTCTGCTGAAATTCAAGGTGGCGATGCTGGCAAAGGCGCTGAATCAGGACTTGTTGGTGGTCTTGTTGGTGGAGCTGTTGGAGAAGCCGTAGGTGGTACACCCGCAGAGATTGACCCCGTAACTGGCGTAACAGAAGCCCCTGCAACGGGTATTCAAGCCACAGATGCTTCTGAATACGCAAAGCCTATTAGCAGAGGCGCTGGTTCTGCGGCTGCAACACTTGCTACTGGTGGTACTCCCAAGCAAGCTCTTGTCGGTGGATTGGTTACTGGTGGGCTAGATGTCGCTTATGGAGATACCAAGGGTGACCCATTGGCTGCTGGAGAGAAGGCAGTTATTGGCAAGACATTGACAGATTACTTTGCTCCTTCACCCACTAGAAGCGCACAGACTGTTGGTGGCGGTGGCACGGCTGCCCCTGAACCAACAAGCGTAACAACTACTGGGGCTGGACAAGCACCCGGTTCTCAAGCATTGTCTCAAGCACTAAGAATTGGTGACCCCGGAGCGCCTATTCTTGGGTCTAGTGAGAAAGAAACGGGTGACAAAGAGTCAGGGTGGAACGTCAGTTCTCTAAGATACATGGGTCAGGAGAGTTAAATGAAAAAGATTGCCAAACTGCTTAAAGCAGACCTCAATGGTACTAGCGACTTAGCGTCTATTGCTGCTATGTTGACAAGCAAAGGTCGTGGAAACGATACATTGCTTGCTCACATCACCCCTAGAGAAGCCGAAATTCTCAAGGCTGCTGGTGGTTCTGGCACAACTAACCCTGAAACTGGCTTGCTAGAGTTCTATGATGACTTTGAAGCCATGCCTTCATCACAAGCAGAGTTTGCACAAGCTCAAGAAGCGGCTCAACCTTCTCCTGTTTACCAAGGTGACGTTGTAGCTCCTTTAGCACCTGAAGCAGCGCCAGAAGAAGCCCCCGTAGCGCCTACTTCACCCCTTTATGCACCCCCTTCTGCAACTCAATTTGGGTACAGTTATGGCGTTCAGCCTACTGGTGGAGTAGGATTAACAGCCCCAATATCAACAGAATTTGGTCCTTCTATACCCGCTATTCCTAGAATGGGATATGGTGTGACGGACACCGTAGCTCCATCAACAGCCCAAGAAATCTCTCCCGCCCCCCAGAAAAAATCACTTTTTGGAGATTTGACTACGGAGCAAATGGCTCGGCTAGGACTTGCTGGTGGACTAGGTTTGTATGGTGCTACTCAAGCTAAGAGAGGCGCACAGCAAGCACAAGCGGCAGCCCAAGAACAAAAGGCAGTTGGCGCACCTTACCAAGCAAAAGGTCAAGAGTTACAACGCGCAGCACAAGCTGGTGAGTTAACTCCAACAGGGCAACAGTCATTGCAAGCCTTACAAGCCCGTCTAGCACAGGGCGCAGAAACTCGCGGTGGTGTAGGCGCTGCTCAAGTGGCGGCACAGGCTGAAGCCTATCGTCAGCAGTTATTAGCTCAACAATACGACCTTGGATTGAAAGTTTCTAATATTGGTGACAATATTGCTTTGGGCGCTATTAAAACAGGACTAGCAGCAGACCAAGCATTAAACCAGGCAAGTACAAACTTCTATACTAACTTGGCTGCAATTGGCGCTGGTGTTCCAATGACGAGGGCTTCTTAATGGCTACTACACCTGACATCGTTCCAGAACTAGCTGAATTAAGTAAGCCATACACCCTGCCGGCTTCTGACCCTTATCGTTTGCAGACGCAAATGGGTGCTGGTGTGCCAGGTGTTGACACGCAAAAAATTGATGTCAAAGCGTTTGGCAAGCCTGGAAGCAGAGAAAGCTTACAAAATATTAGACAAAAAGAGATTGATTTACTGCAACAAGAGTCACAAGCAAAACAAAAAGTAGCTGAAGGCGAACAGAAAATTGCTGAATTTAAGACTGCGGGTCAAGCTGACATAACGTCTCAAGAAGCTGGACGAGCCAAAGGAATTTATCAATCAGTAGAAGGTTTCAGAGAAAAAAATCCTGCGCCAGAACTCGCGCCAACAAAAGACAATATTGAATCGTTGTCTACTTTGTTTGGCTTAATTGGTGTTATTGGCATGGCTATGGGCGGTTCTGGAAAAATGTCTGCAACCGCATCATTGAACGCTATGGGCGGCATGATGAAGGGCTGGCAACAAGGTCGTGCTGACTTGTGGAAAAAAGAAGTACAAGAGTTTGATAAGAATATGCTTTCTTGGAAATCTAAATTAGACGATGCAATGAAGAAGGCTGAAGCAGCATACAAAGTCTTGCCTTACAACAGAGCAGAAGCAGAGTCAAAGTTAAATGAAGTAATTACTTCTATGGGAAGTGATTTGCTAAGAGAAAAAAATAGAGTTCAAGGTTTTGTGCCAACTTTTAAAATGTTGGAAAACTTAGCAAAAGACGCTGATTCGGCAATTAAAGAGTCTGGTGTTGAGCGTAGACATCGTGAATCACAGGCTAAACCGAATTATCAATTCTATGCATCTGGTGACAAGGTTATAGCAGTAAATACTAAAGACCCATCAGACATAAAAGAGGTAACAAACAAAGAACTTGCTAGTGCTATTAAGCTTGGAACTCCTCCAAAAACTCAAGGCGCTGGCGCTGCAGCCGGTCAGATTGAGCGCATGACAAACGCGATGACTCAGGTAAGCGGTGCAATTAAGGCTATTTCTGAATTGCCTGTTACAACAACTTCTCCTGTGTTTGGTCAAAAGGAATTCAAAGGATTGTTTGTTGCACCTTTGTCTGTGCTAAACCAAAAGATGTCTGCTGAAACTTCTCAGATGATGGCTGGTCGTATGGTGGGTGTTGCAAGAAACTTGGCTTCTCTAGAAACTGGTGGAGCAGCCACAGGACTTGCGGGACTAACAGACAGCATCCAGGCTGGTATTTCTATTCCAGCAGGGGCTAAATTACACGTTGCTCTTGACCGCCTGGCTGAGATGCGAAGAATTGTTGAAGATGCTTCTAGAGGCGCTTTGGCAAGTTCTAAATACACCGAAGACCAAAAACAACTTATTCGTGAGAATCTTGCAATTGTTGAAAATGCAATTCCATTTACTTTGGAAGACGTTGCTCAAGCAACTATTGCTAGTAAAGGAAAGTCTCCTAAAGTTGCGAAAGAAGACCGAAACCTTACATTTACTCAATACATACAAAAATATGGTCTTGCCAAGCCAACGCCTTTAGAAAGCGTAGTTCAGGGCGGTGGGCAAAGCGGTTCTCAAGACACATCAGCCTCAGATAGAGCAATCTTTGAAGGTCCAACAATAGCTGCTTTTGGCGCTTATGAACCAAATAAATATAAGTATGGGTATGAGAACAATAGACTGTTCCGAGAGGAAAAGTAATGGCAGATAGAGAATACGCTCCTGACCAACCCGTACAAAAGAAGCGGGAGTACGCTACTGAAACAGGTGGCGGTGCTGCTCTTGTTACGCCTAAACAACGCGCTACTCCATCAACGCCAGAGATGAAGGAACAAGTGCGTTCTATGTCTGAAAAAATGGGTGAGTACCTTTTTGGTGAGCCTGAGAGAGAAGATATTTCAGGGTCAGAGATTGCTGGCGCAACAGGGTATGGAGCGACTGCCGGAGTTATTGCCCCTAAAGTTATGAAGTACGCGGGTAAAGGACTCAAAATGATTCCTACCGTGCCAACAAGGGCTGCGGGAACTTTTTTAGAAACAGCCGGTCAAATGGCAGGAAAAGTTCCAATGACAAGACGAGCCGTTGGAGGGGGCATAGCTGGTGGAACTGGCTCTACTGCTGAACAAACGGCAGAAGTCCTTGGCGCTCCTAAAATTGTTTCTATTCCTGCTGGCTTTGCTACGGGTGTCGTTACTCCTGAACTTGAAAAAGCAATTGAAAAGTTAGTTGTTAAAGCAGGAAGCGTTGTTTTTGGAACGCAGGGCATGACAAGCGCAATCATGCAGGATTTGGCTTCTCAGGGCGTTAAGGTTGCACCTAAAGTTGCTGAATTGATTGAAAGAAAAGTCAATGAGTTTCGTCAAGTGCCAAAGGGTAAAGCTCCACAAGAAGCTCTGTATGACGCTTTAAGAACAGGCACAACAGACATTACTGAGACGGCTGCTCAAGCGGCTAGACAAGTTCAAGGACAAGGCGCTGCTGCTATGACTGAGGCAGAGCGCAGAGCAGGGAAGATGGGAACTGCTGCCGAGAGAACAAAAGATATTTCTGACAAGGCTTTGGCTGAAGCAAAACAAGCCAGGTCTAGCATTGGCTCACCAAGAAATGAATCCACCATTGGCGAGACTTTGAGAGACAAGATTGTTAACTTGTATGGCGATATTGCCGGCAAGCGCTCCACAGATTATCTGGCTCAAAAGAAGATTAGAGATGACATAGTTAACCAGAAAGAGGCTGCTGGTCAACTTGTTGCCGCCACTCAAGAATACAAAGATTTAGTTCAAAACTTGAAAGACAAGTTGCTTATTGGGGCAGCCGCACAAACACAAAAGACTGCTCCTGTTACTGAAAAGGGTGTGCTTGACGCTTACAGAAACATTTACGATGCTGTCTCTTCTCGTAGAGTTGCTACTGCTTTTGATGAAACAGGAAAGCCTACGGCATTTAAAACTTTCCCAACCTCATTTGAAGCGCTAGACGATGTACGCAGACGCTTGGGCGATGTGGCATTTGGCAAAGAAGTAGAAGGCTATACCGCTATTGGTAAGAACATTGCCGAGCAGTATTACAAAAAGATTAGCGAGATTCAGTCTAAATTTGCTGGTGAGTCGCACGATACGTTGCAATCTAGCTATGAAATGGCTTCTCGCCTGATTGACAAATTTAAGTCCAAAGCAGGACAAAAAGCCACAGCTATTGACCGTTTTGACCCTGCCAGGTTTAGCACCGACCCTGCTTCCCTGCCAAGAGATTACTTCTTTAGCAAGCAATCTGTGAAGGATTTGCTTGAGTTGACGGGCAATGACAAGGCATTTGTGGTCAAGGAAGCTTCTGATTACGCTGCTAGACAGCTTGGTTCATCTAGCAAGCAGACTGCCAAGGCAGCAAAAGATTGGGTTGACAAGAACGAGAGTTGGCTCAATGAATTGCCAGAAGTCAAAGCCAAGGTCAGCGCCTATGTTGCCGGTCTAGAGAGAGCCGAGCGGATTGCTGACAAGAGCAAGAAAGCGGCTGCACAACTTGTTCCAATGGAAAAGGCAACCATTCGAGAGGGTGAACGCGCCCTAGATGCAGCACGGGCTGCTGGCGAGAAAATAACCAAAGAAGCAGAACAGCGCGTCAAAACTATTCTTGGTTCTCAATTTCCTAATGAAGAAATTGAAAAACTTATGTTATCTGGTGACCTTGGTCGCTGGGCAGAAGTTGCTCCTATCCTGGCTAGAAGTGAGGTTGGCAAGGCAAACATGGAACAGGCAGTTCGCCAGGTCATGTCTCGCGTTAGCCCCAAGAGTATGGGCGATGTCTTTAGAGACAACGTACGCCAGCGCTTAGAGACAACAAACCTTGTCCCTGCTGCCAAGCTAGACCAGATGCAAGACGATTTAGATTACATAAGCAGCCTGACTATTAGCCCAGAACAAAAAATGACAATGTTGCAAAAGCTTACAAAAAACTTGTTTGCTGTTGTGCCGGCAACATTGATGGGCGCTCCTGTGGGTCGAGCTGGTGGCGAACTACTGGAAGAAGACTAATGGCTAAAAAACAAAAAGGCATAAACCCTGACCTAGAGCAAGCCATTTCCGATATGCTCAAAGCGGTGATGGTTGACCCAACTGCAAGCATTACAGACAAGACCAAGGTGATTGACCGCGCCCTAAAACTTGAGGCTATCAAGCTCAAGATGTCGGATGATGAGTGGGGTGCTGGCTTTGCTAATGTTGATGAAGAAGACGAATAGGGTTAGACTATGGTTTTCGTCAATCACAAAGGGGATAAACATGGACGGTATTGCTTTGGTACGCCTAGCGTTAGGGGTCATTACAGACAGGCTCATCACGATTTTGGTTCTAATTTCGACCAGCATCATGTGTGGGTGGACAATGTGGAATCCAACATGGGAGCGTGTGACCACACTAGCGATATTTACAGTTTTCAGTTATCTTCTAGTAAGAGTCAAAGAAAGGACTTCAAATGAGCAAGAACAGACCACAACAACGGGATAGCAGCCTTAACCAACAAGTTGCTAAATCGGTTCGCCCACAACTACCCCGTGACGGTAGCGCAGGACTACAGCGCTGGCAGCCCGGTGAATTGCCGACTGGTGGCTTTCGTTCAGTCATTGATATGTCTGGCAACAAGTTTCCCACTACTGGACCTTTAAACACCAAGACTTCATCGACTTCTGGTGGCGGTAACAAGGTGTACTAATGGCTAATAACATCCCTTTTCAGGCACAGGGAAAGACTACCCGTATCAACGTAACCACTACGGCTAATACGGTTTCTATCCTTTCTGACAGCCCTTGCAATCAGGTAAGAATCCATAACGGCACGGCTGCCGAAGTGTTTATTCGTCTTGGAACAGCGTCCACAGATGATGCAGCAGTTCCTACGGCTGGAACTCCTGCTTATGGAACTATTTTGCACAACAACCAAACGGTTGTGTTTACTGCTCCAAAGCAGTCTACTAATGTTGCATCTTTGTATGTGTCTGCAATTGTTGCTTCTGGCACAGCAACGGTTTATGTAACGCCCGGAGAGGGCATGATTTAAGAGGTAAGTCATTGACCCGTTCTCTCTCTTGTTGGCAGCGCAGACAGCTTATGGTTTTATCAAAAGCGGTTGCGAGATGCTTCACCAAGGGAGAATGGAGCTTGAGGGGGCTAAGAAGACCGTTGAAGGCGCTATTGCGGATGTCAAGGCAATCAAGGGTATCTTTGATTGGTTCATCGGTTTATTTGTCAAAAAGCCTGACAAGCCTGAGACTCCAAAGCCAGTTGCTAAAGCCAAGGTTGCAGCCAAACAAAAGTCTTATGAAGAGCTGGAACTCAAACTCATTAGCGACATTGGGGCAAACCTCGGTGTTCTCTTTGATACACAACAACAGATTACTAACTACTATCGTGAGTTAGAGGAGGAGAGTAAGACCAACTTTAATCCAGAGCAAAACACTAGCAAGAAAGCCATTGAGAGGGCTTTGATTGAGTTGCAGATGGAGAAGTTGATGGAGCAGACTAGGGAGGCGATGGTGTATGCGCCCCCTGAGTTAAAAGATTTGTATACCCGATTCTTGAAGATGCACGAAAAGATTGAGCGTGAGCAAGAGTGGGCTAGGTCGGAGATGATTCGTAGGGCTAGGTTGGCAAGGTGGAAGAAAGAACAAGAAGAGATTGAGTTCATTCAATTTACGAGTGGGGTAATTGCCGTGATGTTCATATCTTTAATCTTTGGGTGGCTAATGTGGCAACTGCGCGTCTTATCGGGTGGATTTTGAGTGGGGTGGCTCTGTGCATCATTGTTGCCACTACAAGCCTTGCATACATAGAAACCCTATATATGAAGGCTCAACTCAAGAAAGAAATCAAAGAGTTACGTAAACTCAAGCAGGAGCTTAAGAAATGATACCTATTGGCGCACTTTTAGACATTGGTGGGAAGATACTAGATAAGGTCTTTCCTGACCCTGCTCAAGCTGAGCAAGCCAAACTCAAACTGCTTGAGATGCAGCAAAACGGTGAATTAGCCAAACTCAATGCTGATGTGTCTGAGCAACATGAGTTGACTGAGAGACTTAAAGCAGACATGGGTAGCGACTCTTGGCTGTCCAAGAACATTCGTCCTATGACATTAGTGTTTATCCTAATTACCTACACAACCTTTGCAATGATGTCTGCATGGGATATTGAGGTAAACAACAACTATGTTGAGCTGCTTGGTCAATGGGGAATGTTAATAATGTCTTTCTACTTTGGTGGTAGAACGCTAGAAAAAATCATGGACATGAAAGCTAAGAAATGAATTTATCTCCCCACTTCACTTTAGAAGAGCTAACAATTACAGAGCATCGGGAGTTTGACAATACTCCTGACGAGGCTGAATTGGCTAACCTAAAGCGCTTGGCTGAGTTCTTAGAGAAGGTTAAGGATGTCCTTGGTGGCAAGCCAATAATGATTAACTCTGCTTTTAGATGCAAGCAAGTCAATGATGCGGTGGGAAGCAAGGACACAAGCCAACACCGAATTGGGTGCGCTGCTGACCTGAGAGTACCCGGCATGACCCCTGATGAGGTTGTGAAGGCAATCATTGCGTCAGGCATAGGGTATGACCAAGTAATCAGAGAATTTGACCGTTGGACGCATATTTCTATTCCAAACAAGTTATTTGATTCTCCTCG